AATGTCACGCCCTTGGCGCACCGCGATGACCGTCGAGTCGCCACCCGACCTGGCTGGGTCGATGCCGATCACGATTGGCGCTGTCTCGTCTTTGTGCTTGGGTCGGGCAAACGCCTGATCGACCAGCGCGGGTCCGATGAACTGATCGTCGCCTGCGCTCGGGAATTCCCCGTACACCTCGACCTTGGCCTGTATCGAGTCTTCGCCGTACTCCGCAATGATCTGCTCGTAAACCTGTTTGTCAGTGTCCTCGACGTCGCGGGCGTCGATGTTCTCGGTCGACCAGAAGTCGCGTTTGGAATTAAAACACTCAAAGAAGTAGCCTTGGTTGCGGCGCGGATTGGAAAAGGCAAACCAAAACCTGTGCGGCGTGTTTTCTGTGAAGAAGCCTGCGGCCACCTGCCAGATCGAGTCTGGAATACCAGACGCCTCATCGAAGATCAAACACACGCCGTCTAGGTTGTGCAGACCCGCGTAAGCGTCCGGGTTCTCTTCCGACCACAGACGCCCCTCAATTGACCAGAAGCGCGTGCCTTTCTTCAAGTCCCGTTCGACGATCTCTGCCAGCCACTTAGCCGGCGCGACCTTGGTTGCGCTGATCTCAAACCAATGGCTGTTAATCATCATCGCCAGCCACTTGGTGATCTCTGACCAGGTGATACTGCGGAGCTGCGCCTCACTGTTAGCCGACACGATCGTCGTGGATCCTATGCGCGTGGAGAGCATCCACAGCACGAGCCAACTGACTAGCGCAGACTTACCGATTCCCCGGCCTGACGCTACCGCAGACCGCAAGACGTTGTAATCAACTCGCCCACTGTTGTCTTTGATGTGTTGCGTAATCTTCCGCAGCACCTGACGCTGCCACTTGCGCGGGCCTTTGTAGTTGGCCAGTGGCGTGCCGTGTTGCCCCCACGGAAACGCAAAGTTTACAAACGCTTCCGGGTCGTCTTTGATGCGCGGCTGCCAAAGCCGCGTCATTAGCAGTTGTTCATCCGACGCGCTGTAGATCGGTTGTTGCAAGTGTTGGCTCCAGTCGCTCTGTTACCTGCACGTCGATGACGCGCTGCTCTGCTTTCTCAAGCGCGGATATTACGCTGATCTGCTGCGCTACGTCGATCTGCACCTGCTGCTTGGCGACCCAATCGTGTCTGTGGCGAAGAATCTCCAGCGCCGCTTTGGTGTCGCCTGACATAGCTGCGTCCATCATAACAGCCGCAAGCGCCCCTTCTGCGTCAGCGCGTCCCTTTTGTTCTGCCATCTCGGCGATGGGGTCCATCTCGCACAGACGCCGATACTCGGTCGGCAGCATGCCAGCCTTCAACGCCAGCGAGTCACCTTTTAGACCCAACTTGGCAGCCTCGTAGATGCGCTGCAAACGCGCCTCGGTCGCCTCTAGTTTGCGCGCGGTAAGCGGCAAGGATTGGAAGGTCATGGCTTCGTATCCTACACTTTATATTTTAGCTCGGCAGCTATCCTAGCCGCTACGGCCTCTTCTAACGTATGAAACCGCCCAAGATCTTTACGCTTGCCATCTACTTGAATAGTAACCCGCCAAGGCGGGCAATAGGTGACACCTCTAACCTTAGCTTTGCTAGTAGTGTACTCAGTATTTAGCGCATTTTGCGAACGATTTACGCAACGCAAATTTGCTATGCGGTTGTCGTTGCGAACGCGGTTTATGTGGTCTATGACGCCATCTGGCCAAGTGCCATAGACATACAGCCAAGCTAACCGTTGCGCGGTATAAGACCGCCCGGCTACGCTTATCTGTACGTACCCGTGAGAGTTCATTGAGTCGATAACACTGCCAGCAGGCCTGCGCCCCCAAGCTTTGCGGCGCGTAAACACGCCTGTGTCGGGGTCGTAGCGCAGGTAATTTTTAAGTGTGACTTGATCCATAAAATAAATTATACGCCATACGTTTTCTTTTTGCAATAAAAAATTTCAGAATTTTTTTGACCCCTCCGTTTTTGACCGGCCCGGTCGCCGGCCCCCACCGGGGGGCTCTCCGCCACGCGGCCCAATCCGCCAGCCCGCCACGCGGCCCCGATCCGCCAGCCCGCCAGCCCGCCAGCCCGCCAGCCCGCCTCGCTGGGTGGCGTGGGGTAGCACCCCGTCAACCGGCAGCCCGTGGGGTGGCGTGGGGTAGTGCCCCACGGATCGAAGGGCGCTCGCTTGGTGCTACCTGGTGTTGGAAGTGTGGGCAGTGTGGGGTAGCCCAAAAGCAAAGCGTTCATACGTTTTGCGTGGGGTACCCCACAGCACCCGGCTGCGGACGTGGGGTTGCGGGCGCCGAGTGTGGGGTGTCGTGGGGTAGTACCCCGCCTATTGTTTATCTTACAATTCATATACCTGTATATATATACAGTATAACAAATAACACTTTATATCTAATATCCAATACCCCACAGTACCCCACCCTAGGGGGGGCGCCCCTAACCCCCAGCGCCCCGCGCCTCACCCCACCCCACCCTGCAACACGTTGCGTCGCGCCCCGCCACACAATTTGCGTGGGGTAGTGAAAAATGGAACAAACTTTGCAACAAATTGTAAATGTTGTAACAAACCATGCCGCGCGCCCCTAATTTGCCTCATTTTGTGTTGCATAATGCGCGGGCAGTACCGATCAACACAAACCAGGAGCAAGCGATGAAATACGAATACAGCACGGGGCGCCATTACAACGGCGCGCAGATTCTCGCGATCGACGCGCCCGCTCTACCTGACGATCCGATCGCCGACGTGCGCGTCACGTTCCGCGACGTCTCACGCGGTATTGACGGCGCCGTCAAACTCATGGCGTGCGAGTGCTACACCGTCGCAGCGCTGTCCGCCGGCGTACTGCGCGAGTATGACGCTGGCCGGTACGACCAAATCTAATTAGGAGCAAACAACATGACCAAGCACCAAACCACTACCGTCAACACCACACTCGCGCGCATGCCCGCGCTCGGCGCCGACTATGCCGCGCGCGTGCTGTCCGCGCTCCATCGTTCCGCCATGCGCGCCGCGCAGCAACGCGAGATTGCAGCGATCGCTACCGCGCACGGGCTGACCCGCTCGCCTAACTGGATTGTCTAATCATCAACCCGCGCGCCTACGGGCGCGCCTCTTTTGGAGACACTGACATGCCCGGATTCGTTTTTTATGATGGCCCTTCGATGATCGACGGCGCGCCAATTATCGGTATTGCCGTATTGGAGTCTGACAATCGTAAGACTGGCAACATGGTGCAAACGTACATATTGCGCGCCGATGCGCATCCCGTCGACGCGATCCGCACGGGCGAGGATTCATCGATCTGCGGCGATTGTATGCACCGCCCGCGCATAGTTGAAACCGTCGACAAGCGCGGCCGCAAGCGCTCGAAGCGTGTTCGGACGTGTTATGTCAATGTCGGACAAAGTGTTGCGGCTGTGTTCGGCGCATGGGTTCGCGGATCGTATCCGCTCGTCGATCCGGCCGACGCCGCGCAAGCGCTCGCCGATCGCGCGGTGCGGATCGGATCGTATGGCGATCCGGCCGCGGTGCCCGCGCATGTCTGGCGCGCGCTGATCGCGCTCGCGGCCGGCCACACTGGATACACTCATCAATGGCGTCAAGCGCACGCGCAAGGGCTGCGCGATATCGTGATGGCGAGCGCCGACAATGCGGCCGATCGCGACGTCGCGCGCGCGCTCGGTTGGCGCACGTTCACCGTGCGCACGGCCGATCAACCATTGGCCGCTCGTGAGATTGCATGCCCGGCGAGCCCGGAAGGGGGCAATCGGCGCCAGTGCATCGATTGCCAAGTATGCGACGGCGCGGGTTCGAATGCCGGCCGCGCAAGTGTTGCGATTGTCGTTCACGGCGCCATGGCGCGCCATTTTGTGGGAGCGTAAAACCATGCCGACCAAGCCTACCTTCAGTATGCGCGTCAAGAATTCGGACAAAACTGTCGATGTGAAATATGATCGCCTGCTATACACGCGCGGGCACCGCGCGCACATTTTCGCGCTTCACCGCGAACAAACCGCAGGTATTCCGGCAAAAAACCGCGAATGGATCGTATCCGATCCGGTATCGGGCTATCGCCTACTGCGCGTCAGTGCTCATTACAAGGGCATGCCTGTATCGTCGGCCGACCTTACGATCGCGCACGCACGTCAATGCGCGCTCGCTGACATTGACGCGCTCGTCGACCGCGTGGGGCTCGAGAAGTTCGAAACTGTTATTGATCGCGCGCACGCGAGCGCGCAAACCGTGGGAGCCTAGACCATGAAAATCCGCATCGTTTATAACCGTTTACTCGGCGCATGGTTTGTCGTTCGCGGCCGGCATCAAACCCCTGTCGGGGGCCCGCACCCTACGCAAGCGGCAGCGCTCGCGTGGTGCCGCTCACGGGAGGCCTGACCATGCCATCAAACCTCATCGAATGGACCATATTTATCGGCGCCGGTATCGCGCTGGGCGTTGTACTTTTTTTGGGGTTGTCATCATGAAACGACACTACGGTGAAACCAAAGCGCAACGCCAAGCGGACTATTGCGCGCGATTCTCTGATCTGCTATTGACCCGCGCGCCTCAGCTATCGGGGCGCATAGAATGGCCGACGGTCCTTCACTATTTCCATTCCGGCGCGCCAGTGGCCGACGCGGTTGATCAATATTGCATGGCCCGCAACATCACATGACCGCAGCGATCCTAGTCGGTCTGCTAGTCGCCGTGCTGGCCGTCGCCTTGCGACTCTAACCCTTCCCACAAACAACCAGGGCGCCCGTAGGCGCCCTTTTTCATTTGACGGCGCGCAAAGCGCCACCACCCGGCGGGCGCTCACTCAGCCTTCGCAGTTCAGCCTTGCCAAGTTCGGCCAGATCCGGCGCACAGTACAGATGACGTTTCGTGGGATGCTCGCGCGAATGACACATTCCGCAATCTAACCATCCCGCCTCGGCCAGCGCGTGAAACAGTGCCGATACAGGCACCCTCGCGCCAGACGGCGCTAAGGCGCTCAGGCGCCCGCAAAGTTCTTGCCAGGGTGCAGACACCACGCCCGAGGAAAATTCGCCTATGCGGCCCCTAATCAACTCCAAAAGGTACGATTCGACAGGCGACATGCCCGCCTCGGTCATCATGCGCTTGGCCTCGGTCACCATGGGCGTCGCGCCAGGTTCAAACGTCGAAACGTCACGGGCGCGCAGCCAGCCGGCGACCGCCTCGCGCCCGCCGGCCATATACCACGCCCACAACGCTGTCGATTCCGCCTCGGTCATACGGGGCGCTGACGTCCAGATGACGAACCAACGCCGATCGTCGGACGGGAGCGCGATCGGGATGCGCTCATTCGAGAACGCCACCACCAGCAACCGATTTGCACTCATGTAGGGCGCCAAATACTTGCGATTAACGGGTAGCACCTCAGGCGGCGCAGCGAGTAGCGGCTTCAATTGATTCTCAAGCGCGCGACGGTCTTTGGCCTCGGCCTGGCGCAATTCGTTGACTACCAGCACTTCCGACTCGAGCGCGTAACCCCAACTACTCGTGACCTCCTCATTGCGCACCAGCGCCACGTTCCCCAAATCCTTGCCGCCGATTGCGTACAAAAACGGGGCGAACAGCGAATCCTTCCCGCAACCCGGCACGCCCGCGAACAAGATACCGTGATTGACCTTGACCTTAGGATGCTGGACCTTAAAGGCCAGCACGTTTAACAGATGCTCACGTTCCTTTGCATCAGGCACCAGGCGCTCGACGTGAGCAAGCCACGGCGACACGTCACCCGATCGGCCCTCGGGGCGCGCGTCACGCCAGCGGTTCCCGAATGCAAGGCCATCACGGGCGCAAACGATCGTCTCGCCCGCAGCGTAGGTCAGCCCCGCCAGCACTCGAGCGCCCATGGCCTGACGGTTTTCATCAAAGCTGATAGACGCCTCGACCCGGCGCTTCTTCGCGCCCGTGGCATGCACCGACCAGCACGTCACATGCCGATACAGCGCGTTAAACGTCTGGCGCGTCAACTCTCGGCGCTCGATCAGGTCGAAGTAACAGTCCCCGTCCGCGACATAAGCGTACCGTTCAAACCATTCGGCCCGCTCAAGCCGCCCGGCCTCGCGGCGCTCGACCTCGGCCACCACGGCCGCAGCGGCGTCGGGGTAATCCTCGGTCGGCGTCAGGCGCGACATGACCTCGGCCATCTTGGCCGTCAGAAGCTCGTCCCTGAGGCCCGGTGTGTGCTTTGGCCCACCCTGCTCTGCGACCCACGCGAGGAACCGGGCGCTGTCCCAGTCGCCACAATGGCCGTGATAACAGCAATACGCGCGCGTCAGGCCCAGATAACGGCCCTCGGGGTTGCCATCGCTGTGGTCGGCGCTGTTCGGGCAGACGACCCCAGCCCAGCCCTCCGGGTTCGGGCGCGACAGCACCAGACCCTGCGCCGACAACCACGCGAGCACGTCATCAGCCCCATCGTCTGACAAGCGCACGGGCCGCACGCCCGCGCTGTCGTCCGGGCCTGGGTCGACACCCAGCGCGGCGCAGAGGTCCGGCAGCTTGTACACCCGCTCGGGGTGAAACTCGACAAGGCGCGCTTGAAAGCCGCCCTTGTCAGGCTTCAGGTTGACCGAGCCCGGCAAGCGGAAGTTCCGCACCGGATTGATCGCGCCGGGGTCACTGTAGCCTGCTTCCGCAATCGCGCGGATGCCGGCGCTGTACGCCGCTTTGGTGGGCTGATCCTCAGGGTCAAAGGCATAGCCCCACTGATACGATCCGGGCGACGTCTCCATGATCCAAGTCGGCGGGACAGGCGAGGTCTTGGGCGCCTTGCTGGGCTCGCCCACGTCGTCCAGCACCATCACCAGCACATAGTCGACATTGGCCGCGCTCGCGGACGGTCGACCCTGCTCGAACCGATCGATGACAAATGACCCGGTGTTGCCATACCAGGCGCCCTCGCGCACCCGCGACAGGTCCGGCAGCATGGCCGGCCATGACGCCTTCAGCGCGCCGTCGGCGTGGTACTGCAATTCGCCGTTCGCGTCACGGCGTGGCTTCTGGCGCACAAATAACGCTGTCTCGCCCTCTGGTGCGAGGTCGATGATATACTGCTCGAAATTCATAGCTTCTCCTGCGCCCGCCTGCCAGCGGGCGTTTTTATTTATCAGCCACC